CCTAATTCTCCAGCATATTCACGAGCTATAAAGCAATCTGAACACATAAAGTGCTGTCCTTCAGTTAAATGAACAGTTGACTTGCATACATATAAACATGCTTTTTCCTCTCTACAAATTCCACAACTACCTGTAATAGGCTGCATTTTAAATAATTGTTCTTTCCATTTCAATAATACTTTGGCTGTTGCGGCCATTAAGTATTTAGCAAATCCTCCTTCAACTAAAAATCCCAAGATTGTTAACCCAGTCTGCAAGGGTCCTTGTTGTACAGGACTAGTGATTAATTCAGCCCAAGTTAATTCTTCAGGAATTTCAACTTCCTCAACGGCTTCCTGATGATGATTGACTGCTTGAGATATCATTTCAACTGCAGCTTCTAATTGTTCGTAAGGAGTCCACCCGTTTTGACTTAAAGTTTCATCTTCTTGTATTCTACAATTTAGCTCATAAAACAGTGTAAATGGATCCTCTAATCTTAAACTCGTAGTGGTCGTACCTGCAAATTGAGGTAAGCGTGACATTCGGACTTGAACTATTTCTTTCTCTTTCAACCAATAGCGTTTAAAGCGGTTCTTCATAAAGATCAAAGTCTGAGCAAAAGTTCGTGCTTCAGGATTAAGAGATCTTTCATTAGTGGGATCTGTATAGACTTTAAACTGTAAATGAGGTGAGGCTTCCAACTCTGCAGCTGATAGACTCCGCAAGTCTTTATCCTTATACTCTTGAGATCTTTCACAACGAAAGACAAGATCACGTCGCCGATAAATCGCTTTTGGATATCTCATGTAATCACTCACACTTGGAAAAGCTCCATTACACAATAAGATGATAAGATATGGATTACCCCGTATCTTCTTTTCTTCTAAATGGGCCATTTCCGGGATAAATATCGCCGTAGATTTCAATTTCATGAGTTCTGCTAAAACTTCTGTACATTTCAAGGGGTCATTTACATTTAACCACTCATCGTAAACAATAACTGGTTGGTCCCGATAACCACTCCAAAATTTTTCTCCTGGAGTTCTATAATAAATGCTTTCCGATGATGGTTGAGTAAAACCAACTTCTTGTAATAAAACTTTGGCTATCTCTTCCGTAGCAAAACTCTTTCCTACTCCTGGAGGCCCTTCTATACATATAACCATTGGTTCAAAGCGAACTGGAGATGATGATAAATCCATAAATTTCTCATTACCCACTTTGATCACTTCTCCACAGAGACGCATCAATTGGGGGCTTACACAATTCGCCGGTACTCCGCAAATAATTCTCTGTAGTTGATGAGCCGTTAATACAGTTTTCCAAAATCTTTGTCGAAATTTCGGGACATTAATTAACATACCATTTGCTTCGCTTGTGATTATTTGAGCTTCTCTAATAAAACTATTAATAAGTTCATTACTCTGGGCCAAAATTTTCAGTGCTCTTGCTTCTGGTGATACATATCCGAGAGCTTCCATTACTAGTGTTTTAATGGCATCAAAAATACCTTGCACAAATCTAAGGACTCCTAACAAGTATTGAATCCCTTGAGAATTTGTTAACCGTTCAAATAGTGCTGAAGGAAAACTTCGTGTCTTTTTAGGATCCAAAACTACTCCAAACACTGTTCCGACTATACCTAACAGAATACCAGTAATTGTACTCTCTTGACTAGGCGGGGCTTGAACAACAGGCACACCTTTCGTAGAAAGAGATTTCAAATACGCTGCAAACGCAGGTATATATACGCTCATCAGAGACCAAAGTGAATTAGTAGATAGTAACGTTTTACTAAGGAATCGTAAAATGCCTATAGCCACTATCGACCACGATCCTTCCATCCATGCCATTAGTACATCCAGCAAGAAATCATAGACTAACACAGAGCCCGATAATACAGATCCTACGGCACTAGATACTTTCTCTATAGCCAAGTTAAGTATATAACTAATCGACTCAAAGTCTTCCCCAGCGCCTTCTACAGTTCTTGTTAATCTCTCTAACTTATTTTCTAAACTTTCGCCAGAAGTAAATGTGGACTCTAAGGATGTTTTTACGGTACATATGGTTCCACCAACTGTTTCTGCAGTATCTGCTAAACGATTCATATTGGTATCAACTACGTTAGTTATAGCCGTCATCTTTTTACCGATATGATGGGCCAATAACCCTGCTCCAACATAAGGAGCACACTTACCAATTGATGA